CGCCACGCCCGCCGCACGGCCACGCCCGCGCTACACGGCCCGCCACGCCCGCCGCACGGCCACGCCCGCGCTACACGGCCCGCCACGCCCGCCGCACGTGCCACTAGGCACGGCGCGGTCCAATCGCCCGGTACACCATCGCTAAGTGGCTCATTTGGTGGGGGATAAACAGGGCGGTTTGCATCGGCTTTCTGGCATGTTGGGGATAAACCGCCGCATCTCTATGAAAAAAAGGTACTTCCCCCGATTATGCCGCGCGGGGGCTTGCCGCCCGCACCTATGCACTAGCGTCAGGGCCAAAAAACGCTTCGTCTTCAACGACTTACAGGATTCTGCATCAAAACGCTGCAATTTCGCCGGGTGGTACTTTTGTACGAGATAAATGCCGGAGACTTTCACCCCTGGGCGCGGGCTATGCTGGTGTAATGACGATACTTATAGCAATTACATGCCTTCTGGCCATTTTCCTGATGAGCGCCATCATCGCCGGGCTTTACCGGGCCAGCAAGGCGGCCAAGCCTGCGCCAGCGCGGGCGGAAACGCATCGGATCGGTCCCGATTGGAGCTTCCTGCGGAAACCCCCGGTGGTCGTCGCGTGGGTCGCGGCGGCGATCTGGGCCGGTCTGATGCTGGGTACTTGGTTGAATAGATAACACCAATGTGACCCCGTAGCACCACGCCAACCAAGCGCCCCAATCCACCCCGCCCGCGCCTAACTCCAACCCTCCAAATAGCTTCCCCGCTTGACATTCCGGCGCTTCGTCCTGCATAATCACGCGCAGTTACTACAGATGTCAAAATTCAGCATCCCGGCGATGGCAAATCGTGTGGAAATGTGGCCGCTGGGCCGGTTGATGCCTTACGCCCGCAACAGCCGCACCCACTCCGAGGAACAGGTGGATCAGATCGCGGCGTCCATCGTGAAGTTCGGATTCACACAGCCCATTCTGGTGGACGAAAAGAACGGGGACATCCTGGCGGGCCACGCGCGGCTGCGGGCCGCCTACAAGCTGGGCCTGCCGGAAGCGCCCGTGATCCCGCTGGGCCACCTGTCGGAGGCCGAGAAGCGCGCCTATATCATCGCCGACAACAAGCTGGCCGAGAACGCCGGGTGGGACGAGAAGATCCTGCGCGCGGAAATGGCCGATTTACTGGCCGACGACTTCGATGTCAGCGTGACCGGCTTCTCGGAAAAGGAACTGGAGGAGTTGCTGGAAACGTCGGGCGATCCAGTCGAGGGTGAGACGGATCCCGATGAAGCGCCGGCCGCCGCGGAGGATGTGGTTTCGCGCCTGGGCGACGTGTGGCTCCTGGGGAATCACCGGTTGGTGTGCGGCGATTGCCTGGATCCCGCCGTCCTGGCCGCCGCCATGGAAGGCGAGAAGGCGCAACTGATCGTGACGGACCCGCCGTACAACGTGGATTACTTCCACAGCGCCAGGTCGCGCCGCCGCGCCCGCGTCAACGGCCACCGCGAGAAGCTCCACGACGTCATCGAGCAGGACGACACCTCGCCCGAGGTGTTCCAGGAATTCCTGGATGCGGCCATGAAAAACTACATCGCCTGCCTCAAACCCGAGGGTTCGATGTACATCTTCATCGCCATGATGCGCCACACGGCGTTCGAGAGCGCGATCGAAGGCGCCGGGTTCAAGATCCGCTGTCACATTGTCTGGGCGAAGAATCACTTTGTGCTGACTTACAACCGCTACAAGCAGCAACACGAGACGATTCTTTACTGCCATCCCAAGGGGCAGGCCGACGCCTGGTACGGCGACAACACCCAATCGACCGTCTGGCTGGAGAAGAAGCCGCAGGCGAACCGGGAGCACCCGACGATGAAGCCGGTGGAGTTGCTGGAGCGGGCGCTGATGAATTCCACCAGGCGCGGCGACCTGGTAATCGACTTCTTCGGCGGCAGCGGGTCCACCATGATCGCCTGCGAACGCCTGGGCCGGAAGTCGCGCCTCATCGAGATCGCGCCGGTCTACTGCGATGTAATTCTGAAACGCTGGCGGAACTACACCAAGCGCCAGCCGGTGCTGGCGTCGACCGGATCCACCTATCTCCAGGTAGAACGGGAAAGATTGATTTTGGAAAAGGCCGCCGTGCAACCGGCGGCCACAGCAAGCGACGGGCAGAAACCAGAAAATCTGCAAACCGTGTAAGCCGAGAGTCCTTGATGCAGAGTGTAGCACCTCTGCGGAAGGGCAGATCGTCACGGTATGTTGATGGGGATTACTGAGTACGCCCGCCATCGCGGCGTGAACCTGACGGCTGTGCAGTACGCCGTTAAACGGGGCCGGATCACCCGCCGGGACGATGGCCTGATCGATAGCGAACAGGCCGACCGCGACTGGGAACAAAACACCCTGCACTCAAACGCCCGCTACGGCCCGAAGCCAAAGCGTAATCAGCAGGGCCCAACCCCTCCCGCGACTGAACACATCCGCCATCGCGCCGCCAAGCACGCCGTCCACCACGCCGAGCAGGACGCCGCCGAGTTGGGCAGCGCCGAGCGGCTGGCCACGGGGCCGGATTTCAGCAAGGCGCGCGCCGCCCGCGAGATTTACGAAGCGCGCATCAAGAAGCTGGATTACGAAGAGCGCCTGGGCAACCTGGTCTCGCGCAAGTCGGTGGAGGTGGAGGCCTTCACCGCATTCCGCATTCTGCGCGATGCCTGCTTCAACATCCCCGACCGGGTCTCGGCGCAGATCGCCGCCGAAACCGACGGCACCGTGGTGTACGAAATCCTGATGGTGGAGTTGCGGCGGGCCTTCGAAGAGTTCGCCAACCGTGATTCATCCCCCAAGGAGGGCGCGGCGGCGTGAGTTCCTTCGTCACCGGCGAGCCCGACACGCTTTCGGCGGCCACCATCTACCGCCGCGCGGCGCGAGCCGGGGCCAGGCCTGATCCCGATCTCACGGTTTCGGAATGGGCGGACAAGCATCGCTTCCTGACAACGCGCTCGTCGCCCGAGCCGGGGCAGTGGCGCACCGAGCGCACCCCGTTCCTCAAGGACATCATGGACGACCTGTCGCCGCGCGCGAAGTGCCACACCGTGATTTTCATGAAGGGAAGCCAGATCGGTGGGACCGAGTGCGGCAACAACTGGATTGGATTTGTCATCCACCTGGCGCCTGGCCCGATGATGGCCGTGCAGCCGACGACCGACATGGCCAAGCGCAACTCGAAGCAGCGCATCGGACCGCTGATCGAAGAATCGGATGTACTCCGCGGCGTGGTCCGTGAAGCGCGTTCGCGCGATTCCGGCAACACCGTGCTGGCGAAGGAATTCCCCGGCGGCATCCTGGTGATGACCGGAGCCAACAGCGCCAAGGGCCTGCGCTCGATGTCGGCGCGTTACCTGTTCCTCGATGAAGTGGACGGCTATCCCGGCGATGTGGACGGCGAAGGCGAACCGTGCGAGCTCGCCATGGCCCGCACCTCCAACTACTCGCAGCGCAAAAAGATTTTCATCGTCTCGACGCCGGTGTTAAGCGGGAAGAGCCGCATCGAGCGCTTCTACAACGAGAGCGACATGCGCCAGTTTTGGGTGCCGTGTCCCTTCTGCGCGTGCAGCCAGGTGCTGCGCATCGAGCAGCTTCGCTGGCCGAAACAGAATCCCGACGCCGCCCACTACATCTGCGAAGCCTGCGGGCGGTCGATTCCCAACCACGCCAAAAACTGGATGCTGCCGCGCGGCGAGTGGAAGGCGCAGCAGATCGCGGGCGACGACCGGGTGCATGGCTACCACCTGTCGAGCTTGTACTCGCCGGTCGGCTGGCTCTCCTGGGGCCAGATCGCGCGCAAATTCGAAGACGCCGGCACAGATCGCGAAAAGCTGCAGGTTTTCCAGAACACCATCCTCGGCCAGCCGTGGACCGACGTCGGCGAAGTGCCCGACACCGACCGGTTGTACGAGCGCCGGGAAACCTACGACATCGGGCGCGTGCCGCACGGCGGCCTGCTACTCACCGCCGGGGTGGACGTGCAAATGAAGCGCCTGGAGGTGGAGATCGTCGCCTGGGGCCGCCAGCGGCTCTCCTGGAGCGTCGATTATCGCGTGTTCGAAGGCGACACCAGCCAGCCGGGGGTGTGGGACGAACTCGCCAAGATTCTCGATGAGGATTTCGAAACGGAGTACGGCGGCCGCACCCGCATCACCAAGATGGCCGTCGACTCCGGGTTCAACACGATGGCGGTCTACGACTTTGTGCGGCGGATGTCGCCGCAGCGGGTCATGGCGGTCAAGGGCGATAGCCGCGTGTCGTCCCTGATCGGCGCGCCGTCGCTCATCGAGGTCGGGCCGCACGGGCGGGTCAAGTACGGGATCCGCCTGTGGCCCGTCAACAGTTCGATTGCGAAGGAGGAGCTTTACCGCTGGCTGCGCCAGGCCGTCCCGGACCGCGCGGCGGGCGAGCCCTGGCCGACCGGTTTCTGTCACTTCCCCCAATACTCGAAGGAATATTTCGAGCAGCTGACCGCCGAGCAGCTGGTCACGCGGACCCATGGAGGCCTGCGGCGCACCGTCTGGGAGAAGCGCCGCGACCGGAACGAAGCGCTCGACTGCCGGATCTACGCCAGGTCGGCGGCGGCCAGCCTGCGCTTTGAATCCTGGAGCGCAGCGCGCTGGGACGAGATGGAAAAGAATTTGACCATTGAGAAGCCCCAGGCCTCCGCCACCAAACCAACCATCACCACCAGCCCGGTCCCCGAATTTCGACCGATCCGTGCCAGGGACACGTCTCTCGAATGATCACCCGCAAGCCACGCGATACATCGCCCTCGACACCCGACGACATGCTCACGGCGGCGATTCAACAGTATTTTCTGCTTCTCAGCGGGCAGGCCACGCGCGAGATCGAAACGCCGCAGCTGGGCCGCGTCGTCTTCGCGCAAACCACGCCCGCCGATCTGCAGCGGTTAATTACTTTTCTCGCCGGACAAGTGGATCCCAACAGCCCGGCGGGCCAGATGGCTGCATCCTTCCAGCGGCGACCGCTCAACCTTGAGGCGTGGCCATGAGCGCCGCGCCCATCACGCCCACACCGCCACCGCTGGCCGTGGTTCCCCAGCGGCGGCGTAGTCTGCTGGCGCGCCTGTTCGGCGCACAGGAGCCGCAATCGCCGCCCGAGCCTGGCGCTCAATTCGGGGAGCATCACCACCACTACCGCGACACGTCCTACGCCGGGGCCTCGCAGAGGCGCAAGCAGCTTTCCAACTGGCAACCGGTCCGCGCCGCCGCCGACGCCGATCTTCTGCCCGATTACGACATGCTGGTCGCCCGGTCGCGCGATCTCGACCGCAACAACGGGGTCGCGGCGGGCGCGTTCCAGACGCTGCAGGATAACACCGTCGGTGTCGGCCTGCGCCTGGCCTGCTGGCCCGATTACCGCGCGCTGGGGCGCGACGCCGCATGGGCGGAAGAGTGGAGCAAAATCACCGAGAGCCTGTGGCGCACCTGGAGCGAATCCTGCGCCTGCGATGCGGCAGGCCGCCAGACGTTCGCGTCCATGACGCAATTGATGTTCCGGTCGACGTTGCAGAACGGCGAGTCCCTGGCGCTGCCGCTGTGGCTGGAGCGCAATGAAACGCCGTTCCGCACGTGCCTGCAGCTGGTGGAGACGGATCGTCTCAGCAACCCCGGCAACATGCTGCCGACGGTGCAGATGCGCGGCGGCGTCGAAACCGACGAGTACGGCAGGCCGCTGGCCTACTACGTCCGCAAGATGTCCACCTGGATCGGGATGCTGTACCCGGCCTACGGTGCCATCGCGGCAGAGTGGGAGCGCATTCCGGCGGAAACGTCCTGGGGCCGGAAGCGCGTAATTCACTGCATGGCCCAGGAGCGCGTCGACCAGACGCGCGGCAAACCGCTGCTGGCCCCCGTGATCGAGCAGTTCCGGATGCTCGACAGCTACCAGCGCACCGAGTTGCAGTCGTCCATCGTGAATTCCCTGGTGGCGGGCGTTATTGAGACACCGTTGGACCCGGCGGGTATTGCCGAGATGATGGGCGGCGATGCCAATAAGTATCTCGCCACCAAGGGCGACTACCGCATTCAACTGGAAGGCGGCACGTTCATCCCACTGTATCCCGGCGACAAAATGACGCCCTTCACCCCGGCGAGGCCTGCGCCGCAGTTTTCCAACTTCGTCGAAGCCGTGCTGCGCCAGATCGGCACCGCGATGGGGATGCCCTACGAATTGGTGCAGAAGGATTTTTCGAAGACCAACTACTCGTCGGCGCGCGCGGCGCTGCTGGAAGCCTGGCGCTTCTTCATCAACCGGCGCACGTGGCTCGCGACTTACTGGGCCGGTCCCGTCTACCGGCTGTGGCTGGAAGAAGCGGTGAATGCCGGAATGATCGAGGCCCCGGACTTCTACACCAACATGGCGCTCTATGCCCGCGCCAAATGGATCGGACCAGGGCGCGGCTGGATTGATCCCGTAAAAGAAGCCGAGGCCGCCCAGATCCGCATGGCCAGCATGATCTCGACTCTCGAGATGGAATGCGCCGAACAGGGATTGGACTGGAACGACGTCCTCGAACAGCGCGCGCTCGAAATCGCGCGCATGAAGGAATTGGACCTGTACACGCCGCCGGTCCCGCCGACGGTGCCCGTCAGCACGCCGGAAACGCCCGAGACCGTTCCGGTGAGGGAGCCTGTATGAGATCGCTGCTGCACATTCTGGCCGAGATTCAAGAACGCCCTTGGGCCATCACCCAGGCCGCGATGTCCACCATTCTGGAGATCGTGGAGCGGTCGGCGGTCGATATCGACGCCGTGGTGGCGCGCATCGGCAAGCCGCTCGAAAACACCGGCAACCGCGTCGAGATGCACGGCAACGTCGCGGTGCTGGGGATCGAAGGCCCGCTCTTCCGCTACGCCAACATCCTCACCGAGGTCAGCGGCGCGACGTCCATCGAGAACCTGTCGCGCGATTTCAAGTCGGCGCTGGACAATCCCGCCGTGGCGCAGATCGTGCTCAACGTGAATTCGCCAGGCGGCCAGGTCGACGGCATCAACGAATTCGCCGACCAGATCCGCGCAGGCGCCGCCAAGAAGCCGGTAATGGCTTACGTCGACGGCCTGGCTGCATCGGGCGGCTACTGGCTGGCTTCGGCCGCCTCGCGCATCGTGGCCAACGAGAGCGGCTTTCTCGGGTCCATCGGCGTGGTGGTCTCGGTGACCGACAACCGCGATGCCCAGGAGCGCCAGGGCGTGAAACGCTACGAGATCGTCTCCAGCCAATCGCCCTTGAAGCGCACCGACATTCGAACCGATGAAGGCCGCGCGCAACTGAGCGCCATCGCCGACTCGCTGGCGAGTCTCTTCATCGGGCGCGTGGCGCAGTTCCGCGGCACTACCGCGGACGATGTGATGACCAACTTTGGGCGCGGCGCGATTGTGCCGGCGCGTTCCTCGATTGCCGCCGGAATGGCCGACGAGATCGGCAGCTTCGAACCGCTGCTGTCCGGGCTCGTGAGCACAGCCCCGCGACCGATTCTATTTCCCAGTGCGGCGGCCCGCGCCGCCAGCTTACCCCAGGAGGCACCTATGGCCGACCAACCACGTAACGATCCGCCCGCCGCACCCCCGGCTCCACCGGCGGTTCCAAACCCCAATCCCGCACCGGCAGCAACTTTGCCGGTAGTTGCGCCGCTCGTCGAAGGGCGAGTCATCCCCGGCGGTCTGCTGCCCTCGGTAACCGCCGACCGGCAGCGCATCGCGGCGATTCTCAATTGCGAGGAAGCTCAAGGCCGCGAAACTCTGGCGCGCACCCTGGCCCTCGAAACCGATCAGGACGTCGAAACCGCGCGGCGCATCCTGAAGGCCGCCCCAACGGCCCAGGCGCCACCGAAAGGCAACGCACTCGAAGCTGAGATGGCTCGCCTGAAGAATCCGACCGTGGGCCTGGGCGACGGTGCGCCCGACACGCCTTCGGCCGAAGCCGACCGCGTGCTGCGGTTCGTTCCCAAACAGCGGCGCGTCCAGGCCAGCTAATCCAAAGACAGGAGAAAGTTTACTCTATGGCAACCTCACAACCAATCGCGCAAGCCAGTTTTTCCACGACGCCCTTCTCGTTCACGCCGCTTCTGAGCGACGGCGACGACGTCGTAAGCCGCAGCGGCACCGTGGCCTCGGGCATCGGCGTCCTGAAGCGCGGCACTATCCTGAAAATCGACCCGGCGACCGGCAACATCACGGTGCCCGTGGCGGCCAGCGATTGCAACTGCATCCTGGTCAACGATCTCGATGCGACCCTGGCCGCGCAAGCCGCGACGGTGTACGTCAGCGGAAAGTTCAAGGCCGACGCCATCATCTGGCCCGGTGCCTTGGGCCACGGCGTGGTTACCGACGCACTGCGCAACTACACGATCCTGCTCGAAAGCGTCGTGTACACCGACGGCACACTGGTTAAAACCATGGCCACGGAACAGGAAGCGGCGGCGGCCCAGGCCGTCGTGGAGGCCAACCGCGCGGCGGAAGAAACCAAAGCGGCAGGCGCAGGCAAGGCCGTCGAAGGGGCGAAACCGTCGATGGATAGCCCATGGGCTTATCTGACGGCGGAAGAGCGAGAGAAGCATCCCGAACTCGCGGAAGTCCCGACCGCTCAGGAATTGGGCGAGGCGGCGGGAGAGATCCCCGCCGTGCCGACCGTGACCCTGAGCCCGACCAGCGACACGCTGACGTCGGGTGCCGAAACCGCCTCGTTCCGCGTCACCATGACAGGCCCCGGCGTCTCTGGGACCTGGACCGCGACAGAGGAAGGCTCTGTGTCGTGGTTGTCGATTGTTTCCCCGACCGCTCCGCAAAGCGTCGACGGCGACGTAACCTACGCGGTCACGGCCAATGCGGGCGCGCTGCGAACGGCCACCATCAACGTGAACGGCAAGACTTTCACGGTGACCCAGAGCGCAGGCGCCTAAACCCAAGCGCTGCCCGCCGGTTGATGGCGACCGACCGGCGGGCGGCAAAACCGCAACCCACCACCGATTGAGGAGTTCACATCATGGCTGATCTTTTTTCGACCGATGTCTTGAATGCGGTAGTCGCCAGCCTGCTTGGCAATCCGCAGTTCCTGCTCGACCGATACTTCCCCAACACCCAAACGGAAGCCGTCGAGGAGATTCACTTCGATACCATTCTCGGCAAGCGGCGCATCGCACCCTTCGTGTCGCCGCTCGTCGAAGGGCAGATCGTGGCGACGCTGGGGTTCACCACCTCCACGTTGAAACCCGCCTACATCAAAGACAAGCGGGTCTTCGACATGAACCGCCCGTTGAAGCGTTCCCCCGGTGAGCAGATCGGCGGCACGCTTACCCCATCCGACCGGCAGCGGGCGCTGGTCGCGCGCGATATGCAGGACCAGATGGACATGGTCAACCGCCGTATGGAAGTAATGGCGGGCGAAGTCCTGGCAACCGGTAAATCGACCATCTCAGGCGACAAGTATCCGACCGTGGTGATCGATTTCGGCCGCGCGGCGGGCAACACCATTGTGGCCCCGACGCTGTGGAGCGTCACCACCGCAACCCCGCTCGACGATCTGCAGGACTGGTCGCAGATCGCGCTGCAGCAGACCGGCGCGATGCTCAACGACGTGCTGCTGACAGTCGACGCCTGGAAGGCCTTCCGCAACAACCAGCAGGTTAAGGATCGGTTGAACCTGCAGCGCGTGGCGCAGACCCTTCCCACCATGGGCCAGCCCGCCCAGATCGAAGAGGGCGGCGTCTTCATGGGCACCGTAGACACCTTCAACATCTTCGTTTATTCCGGTTGGTACGTGGATCCAGCCGACGGCATCGAGAAACCGATTCTGCCGGCGGGCACGTGCCTTCTCACTTCACCCGCGCTCGAAGGCGTGCGCGCCTACGGCGCGATCCGCGACGAGCAGGCGGGCCTGCAGGCGCTGCCGTACTTCGTCAAATCCTGGGTGGAAGAGGATCCCAGCGTGCGCTTCCTGCTGATGCAGAGCGCCCCGCTGGTCGTCCCGTACCGGCCCAACGCCAGCTTCAAAGTCAAGGTGGTATGAACCGATTACCTGATCGCGTGAAGGCGCGCGCAGGTCCGTCCCCGCGCGCATCTTTCGGTGGTGTGAGTCGCCAATCGCCCGCCGAAGGTGCGCTGCGGGAGGCACCCGGCGCGTTCATCAACGATTTCATTTCGACCTACGTCCCCGGCCTGTGGGATGCGCTCGTGAGAACGTTCGGGCGCACCGACGTCGATTACTGGCTCGCCAACGACCCGGCCACGGCCCAGCCGCTGGTCCTGATCTGGAAGGAAGGCGCTGCCGACGAGCAGGTTTCACCGGGCCGGTACTCCCACGCGGTGATCCGCTTTGCGGATCTGCCGCGCCAGCCGCTCAAGGGCGACGTCGTGGTGAAGGACGGCATCGAGTACGACGTCGTAACCGTGAACGCTTATGCGTATGACTGCTGCACCGTAATCCTGCAGGATCGATCGGAGGACGTGCTGCGATGACGCCGGACGGGTTGACGATCAAGGTGAAGAAGACCGGGCGCCTGCGCGGCCCCGATCTCGGC